CCGGAGGCCTCGGAGAAGCTGCCTAATGCCCATTCGGTTGAGGATCCGTCATAAGCCAGATGTTCATAGACAGTTCCGATAACTGTTGTTGTGTTCGTTACACTATCGATCTTGATATAGCCCCAGCGGATTTGTGGAGCAACCTCGACGTTCAAGCGGATTAAACGACCGACATCGGAGCTTCCGGAAGAGCTTGAAAACCCGGATCCGTCATTGATCCCGGTCGTTGAAGAAAACGTGCAAGTTACCTTCGAATTCTTCGGAATAAATTTTTTGTAAAATTTGATGTCTTTCGATGCCGTTCCGATCCATTCTTCCGGATCACCACCATTCGAGGTCGAAAGCTTGAAGGTATTTGTCGTTGCTGCCACGACATAATACATCGTACCGGCGGTGATCGTTTGGATGCCACTAAGCGTGATCGTATGAGTCCCTCCGCTCGCAGCAGCTGTAATATTAACCGGAGTTCCTCCTTTTGAGGCTGAAAGTTTTATCGAATCAGTTGTTTTATCGACGACATAATAATTTGTAGAAAGAGCGAGCCCAGCTGGCAAAGTTCCCGTAGTTGTCAAGCGCACGACATTCCCGTTTTCCAGGTCATGCCCATTGATCGTTATTTTATCCTCGGAAGTATTGACATCCCCATCAACAAACTGAGCAGCCTGTTCTCCTTCACCACCTCGAAAAAAGACTTGTTGCCCGTTGACCAGGGGATGCCCGATTGAGGTAAAGGAATGATCTGCCATCGAAGCTGATGCTCCGGAGATCTCGGTCGCCAGGTTGAATCCGTAATCCTTATAAAACATTGAACGAGTCCCGGTTCCAACATCTGTGATGTCTAATGCGGTCCCACCATATTCAGTTGCCAATTTAAATGTATCTAAAGTCGCATTGACCACAAAATATTCAGATTCAGTAGCTAAAGTATCTGAACCACTTCCATAAGCAGGAAGATCACTCCCAGTAAATTTTAAGGTCTGACCATCGACCAGGCCGTGATTTGGTACTGTAATTGTGTTTGCACTCACATCAATATCCGCATCAACCAGGGACTTGATCAAAGCATCATCAGAATTCCTGGCGACTGTCACTGTTGTCACCTCGGTATTGACCGGCATGTAAGGCCCGTCTTTGAGGTCCGTTGCCGTCAATGTCCAGGTCGTATCAGCCGTTCTTTTTAATTCCTGTGGTGCAAAGTCCGGAGAGGCAATGAAAAGCACATCAGCAGATTGTGTGAAATAAAGATCATCCAGGTCTGAAGTGGTATAGGTTGTTGTCACCTCCAAAGGTTTGACGAAGGTTCTTGTTCCGGAACCAGCAGAAGTGATGTTGTATGCGGATCCAAGAGTATTGTCTGCCAGAGAAAGCCGAATGTCGGCCCCAGAGACATAATGGATGAAATATCTTTGCCCGGTTGCTAATCCACCTGGCGCAGCTGCTCCACTGCCGAGGGTCAGATAAACCTCATCTCCCGTGGAAAGGCCGTGGCTTGATCCTGCTAACGTGATCGTGTTCGTGGTGGTGTTGACCGCGGATATACCTCCGTCAGTAATCGAGGTCGTGAGAACAGCATCGGTTCGATAGAATCGGACATATAAATTGCCGAACTCAAGAATATAGCTTTGCCCCTGACCGAAATTGAAAGGGACGAGTCGAACGCTGGCGTTGTCCTTAGTTCTGGAAACGAAGTAGGATCCAGGTCGTCTAGCAACCGATCCTTGAGGGAGAGGAACGTAATTTTGACAAACTTTTAAAGAATTCTTGTAGCTGGGAAGATCAACATATCCCTGCATTCTCGGAGAGATTTGACCATCCGCAAATGATGTCTGGACGGCTTGGACTCGAGGCATTTATCTCCTGGCTTCGAGAAAAACATCTGCATAGATCGTATTCACATTGCCACGCTCGGAACTGTCAGCACTTCTGGCTTCCGCGAGGACTGTGTTGTATTTCCCAAGCATGTTGTTCCGGAGCTCCGGTCGGCCTGTCAAGGATTCCGCGATTTCCATCGCGAGTCGTAATCCGATCGCATGAATCAGCAAGGAATCAAACTCATTCGGATCCTCGATCCGCTTGATGTATTTGATCCAGGCTTGTTCGGAATCGGTGACAATGAATCCGTTTTCGATGTAATGCTCATCATCCCAATCGTAGAGATCCAAGACTCTCAGGCAATCACTGGGAAGCTGATATCGATAAGAAAATCCCCAGACCGGATTGGTTGACGATCGAGCAAGCTTTGCCCTGGTTACCGCGCAAGTCCAAGGATACGAGCGAAGCACGGCATCGCGAGTATCTTCATAACGAAGATTGCAAAGCCGTGCTCGTTCGTTGTTGTCAGTTAGGCTTGAGATCTTCTGGTCGCCCAGGTTCGTCAAGCCTATATTGCAGATCTCGACAACGGAGGTCATTAATCGACAACGTAGAGAAGTTCTAGTGCGATTTGACCAGCTGAATCAACAGCAGCATCCGTTATCACAACTTTAATATCCAAGAGTCCTCCTGGATCAACTTCTTCACTAGCAACATAATCCCAAAGGGCAGTTGCCGTGGTAGCAAAGTCTTTAATAACAGATGCAGATCCTGCTGATGAGATCGCAATCCCGTCATTAATGGCATCAGGGTCGTCAGAATTAACTAGGTTTCCATCAACCGCATAAACACCAATATCGCACTTTGCTCCGGATCCACCGACATCATCGAAATAAATCGTTGACGAAGGAAGAATCACGGCGTTCGAAGGCAAACGAGCCAGATGATAGGTCGAGTTGACCGAATCATCGGAATTCGTGGTTACCACATCAAAGGTCGAGCGAACACGACCATAATGATGCCGGGAATCCACGAAGGTTTGCTTTGTTGCCACCAGGTCGGTGGTCTTGGTTCCTACCAGGTTTACTACTGCCATAACTTACTCCTTTCAGCTGGCGGTTTAAGGACGACCACCCCTCATGAGGTGGTCGCTATTGATTAAGCAGGATGACAGGCGATTGAACAGACCTTTTCTTCCTGCAATCGGACGGATCCGACTGTCATTGAGAAATAAACGTAAGTGCTGAATCGTTTGTCAGCCCTTTCGGTGATTCTCGCTCGGATGTCATCCCAGATGCAGAGCCCCATTCCGTCCCGATGCCACATCATGACGAGTTGATCGTCACTGGAATCGGTATTGAGGAGTTCTGTTCGGATGAACCGCATTCCCATGAAATCCGTGATCTCTCCCATAGCAAGGGATCGAACCTGGCTCATGTCTGCGCCCATTTGGGATCCAGCACCACCGCTGGAAATGGTGATCGTTCCACCATGCTTGTGACCGAAGGAAATATCGGAAAGCAAGTGAGCAAGCTGTAAGGAATTGACCGCAACATAAATGTTCGGGTTTCCTTCCAGATCACGATCATCACCTTCACCGGCATTGATCTTTTGACGGGCTTCGACAAGTTTTGAAACTGTCAAACCGCAGTCTCCGGATGAGTTTCCGTAGGTTGCCGAGTTGACCGCAACCGTGTTCGTCAACGAAGCAGATCCAGATCCGTCAGCACCCGTTGCAGCGGTTCCGCTCATGGCATCGAGGATCTCATTATCGATCGCTCGGCCCATTGCGCTGGCTGCATTTTGTGCATAAACGGAAGTAGGATCGATCAGCATTCGAACGCGATCGACATCATCGATCATATCGCCCCAATCGTAGGAGACCGGAGTCACTCTACGCCTGGAATGCGGTGTATCGATCTGCGGAGAATCCGCGTGACGGGAGGTTACCTTTTGAGCGGTAACGGAGCCGATTCGCTCCATATAGACTTCTTCACCACGCTTCCCGGTTTCAACAGTCACTGCGTTTCTCAAACGAGATCCGCGCTGCTGCACCAGGGAGATGATGTTATCGGAATACTGCTTGGTAAAAGCAGTGGTTATGTTTACAGACATAAAACTCCAATGCGATTGGTTGATCCTGCCAATTCACTGGAGTTGTCTCTAAAGAGGCTCCGTCTTGTGGGCTCTTAAAGCTTTAAGGGTTCTCGAAGGAATTGTCCGAGCCTAAAAACCGAGAGCAGGGGATTGACCTGGTTTATCCCAGGTATTGATATAAATTCGTCAGTTCTTTTACAGCATCTGCGTGTTTCGGATGTGTCGCGCTGTTGTAAGCTAATTGAAAGTTTTCATCAGCTTTTAATTCTTTGATCTTGGCTTCCGCGGTCGTTGGAGACATTCCTCCGATCCGACCATCGTCGCCAGACATCAGTCTTCCGTCTTCACTCATCGCTTTGCCGATCCTGGAGAACATCTTGGTGAGACCTGGATGATTTCCGAGTCCCGATTCCTCCATGAATTTGACATCGTCTTTATCTGCAAATTGCAGAAAAGCTCTTCTGGCAAGCTCAGAGTTCTTACTATACTCATCTCCCCATTCTTTAGAGAGATCCTGCTGATAGTTCAGCTGCTCTTGTTCGTAAGCCTTACGGGCGTTTTCGTTATCCGTTCTGGCTTGTTCGGACAAGTAATCATAAAACTTTCCGGCTTGTTCTTGAGAGAGGCCGGTTTCGTGAGCGAAACTTCTGAAGTGATCCGGAGCTTCCCCGACGAATTGGTATTGATCTGGAGATTCGGGACGACCGAGTCGATCGTAAACCTCCGATTTGTCACCATTCTTCGGAACCCGGACGAGTTCTTCACTGGGAGCTCCAAGCTTATGAACCAGGTTCGTGTATGACTTTGCAAGGTCATCTACGGACTTGAAGTTCCTCAAAGAAGGTTCGTTCCGTAATTCAACGGGTAATGTGTCCGGATTAAAAGATCCAGAACTTTCTTCAGATCCAGGAATCGGAGTCTCTCCACCACCCAGGATCGAGCCTGGCATGGCTTGAGGGGTTTCCGCTGGAGCTTCAATACTCGGAGTCGAGGTCGCGTTCTCTGTCATGCGATTGTCTCTCTAATTGTTCAAGTTCACCGATTGACACACTCAAATGATTGATGATGTCCACCACTACGGACCTTCGTCCCTCATTGGTGTGTGTGTGATAAGGATCTCCAGGTCTTAATGTCGTGGAGAAAACAAAATGCCGACCGCAAAGGTCAGCAAGCACACGTTTTCCGGCATCGCTGCCGAACGTGGATTCATAGTCCTGTTTAAGCTGCTTCCGTCTTAGCAATGTTCAATGCTGCTTGGGCTCGATTGCGATCTGCCATCGATACCAGGTTATCGGCTTCAGCGACTGCCATCTGCTCTTGCATCTGAGACTGCATCGCCATTTGTTGTGCTTCTGCTTCCATTTCCGCGGCAAACTCTTCTTCCGACTTAAAGACCGAAGCTGGAACGCGAAGGATTTCAGCTGCCAAGGCTGCAACTTGGCCGGGATCCAGACGGCGCATGACCGAAGGATCGATCTGGGCTATTGGGGTCAAGAACTGCATCAAGCTCGAGATCGATGTCATTTCGCCGGCTCTCTGGGAGATCCCGACCGGGTTCGAATACTCGACCTGGAAATCCGCTTCGATGAGGATCTCCGGAGGTGGAGGAAGCATCTGGTTTTTCACCATGATGAATAGGGTTCGTTCTACTAATGGACCGAGGAATTCAACTTCCTGGCGAGATACAATCGGGCCGAGGATCGAAAGCCGATCGCGTTGCCGTTGCATGATCTCGGTTGCAGAAAATCGAAGCACATCTCCGTCTGCTGCGGTCGGCCCGGGAAGCTCGAGAAGATCGAGGTAAAACGAGCGGTTGATCGCATCGCGCACCTGGCCCATTTTCGCTTCATTGAGATCGGGTCGTCCTCGAGTCTCTAAAGGCTGGATTCGATCGTTCTGATTCAAACCAGCACGGAAGTAATTCAGTCCACCAGGTTGAGTCCGGATCGGAGAAAGGAATCCGTCATCGGGAACGAGCAACGGAGGATCCACCATCTTCGCGAGAGACTTCAGTCCGAGCTCCTCCATCTTGTTCAGCATCTTTGTATCTGCGACTGCTTCGATGCCGGGACCACGACCATAGACCTC